CTGCGTCGCTTCGCTCCTTGCGTGCTGCGCTGGAAAACGCTTCGCGTTTCCTCAGCTCCGCACCCTTGCGGGTTCTCGAATCCCTCCGCTTGCCCACAAGAAAGCGCCCTGGGCCGTTATGGGCTCAGGGCGCTCAATTTTAATGGCTGGGCTGTGGAGACTTACGGCGAACACCTCCATCTATGCCCTGCCCTGCGGTTTCGCGGCTGTCTCGGACGCGCCATGGCTCACGCGTTCGGCATGATCGCCTGCTTGCCGTCCTCGTCGAGGAACGGAACCAGGCACACGCCGCCGCGAGCCGTGGTCAGCAGCAGGTACTCCCGGTTCTGTCGGTCGCACACAATCTGCTGGTGCACGTTGTCTGGCAGGTCGTAGATGGGGCCGTCCGTACGAGGCTTGGCGGTCTCGGCGGGCGTGTCGTACACGGTGGCGACGTCCACCTCTTGGGTCGTGGCCTCGTCCGTGCAGCCCTCCAGCATGCCGGCGAAGCACACGGCCAGGGTCAGCCCGATAACGACCATGAGGAGCGTCGCCAGACCGTCGCGTCCGGGCCCTTCCATGTTCCTCATGGCTAGACACGCACCAGGTAGTCGTCGGCCTCGGGCTTGCCGGTGGCCTTGCCCACGGCGACGTAGCGGACCTTGCCGCTGTAACCGGTATAACGTCCCCACACGTAGCCGTCGGCGATCTTGTACCAGTCGTCGAGGGTCACCGTCTCGCCCGCCGAGTAGTGCGCCACCTCGGTGCCAGATAGGCCGGGCGCGTCGCGCACGCGCAGGTAGTCCACGGTGCAGCGGTAGCGGCCGCCGAAGCCCTGGCCGGAGTGCTCCCCGCTCGGCTGCGTGGTCTCGCCCGTCGGGGCGTCCCCGGGCTCCGTGCCGGCCTCCATGGCGTCGTACCACTGCTGGGCGCGCGCCATGTAGCGGTTGTGGTAGGTCGTGCCCTCGCGGAGCGGCCCGGGGCACTGCGTGGCGGCGAAGTGCGAGTGCGGGAACACGTTCACGCCCCATTCCGGGCGCCCCAGGCCGTAGAACTTGTGGATGGCGGCCAGCAGGTGCGCGCCGCTCTCCAGGCACGCGTCCGTGATCGAGTCGCCCTGGTTGGCGTGCTCGATGCCGATGCTCTCGCAGTTGGCGTCCCAGTCGCGGGCGTGCCATGCGGTGTCGGAGTCGTTGACCAGCTGGCCGATGCGGCCGCCGGACTCGACCTGATAGTGCGCGGACGCCTCGTAGGACTGCCAGATGTTGTAGCACTGCTCTATGGTGAGGTCGCCGGCGTTGTAGTGCACGACGGTGAACTTGAGCTTGTGGCCGCTGCGCCCCTTGGTGAAGTGACGGGTCAGCAGCATGTTCACGTCCGCCTGCAGTTTGTTGAAGTCCATCTCTACTCCTCCTTAATATCGCCGAGCGCCAGGAGGGCGTCCAGCCACTTGTCTGTCACGCCGACGGCCTTGAAGGAGGCGTAGGCCACCTGCACGCCTCCCACGCACGCGAAGATGGACGTAACCCACGCCGACGCGTCGGTCGGCATGCCGCCGGCCATGGCGGTGAGGGCGCCGCACAGCGCCGAGACGGCGATGGCGAGCCAGCGCGCCGTGTTGCCGCCCATGGCCTCGGACTTGATCGCCTGCACGATATAGGGCACCACGAGCACGGTCAGCACCGTGAGCCCCGCCTGCACTTCATGCATGACTTTCTCCTTTAGTTGTTCGATTCCTTGTCGTACAGCAGGTCGACGCGGTCGCAGATGTGGTCCACCTTTGCGGCCATGCCCTGGCTGCGCGCCTGGCTGTGTGCGAGGTCCGAGTGCAGCACCTCGTTCGAGGCCACCACGGACTCCATCAGCGTCTTCATGGCCTCCATCAACGAGTTGCTGCGCTCCATCTGCGCCGCGATGCGGCCCTCCATCTGCGAGCGCTCGCGGTCGCGCTGCGCCCGCTCGGCCACCTCCTCCTGCTTGCGCTCCTCGCGCTTCAGGTCCAGGGCGCCCTTGCGTTCGTTCTGCCGTTTGTATTCGTCCAGAAACTGGCGGCCGAAGTAGAACGCTATGAGGCCGAGCAGGACGCCGCCGAGCCACGCCGGACCATACGGTGCGAACAGGCTCAGTACCTCCACGGCCTACTCCTCCTTGGACGCGATGATGGCGTCGCGCTCTCGCTTGGTGATCTTGCCGGCAGCCAGCAGCTGCTCCAGGCTCTCGTCGTTGTAGAAGCCCTTCAGGTACCACTTCTGCACGCGCTGCGCGAACTTGCTCAGCTTAACGGCCATCTACTCCACCTCCCCGGGCGCGGTCTCGTCCTCGTCGTCGATCGGCAGCTCCACGTCGGCGCAGGCGGCCACCAGCTCGGTCAGCGCCTCCTGGCGCTCGATGCGGCTGGCCAGGTTCTCCTGCTCGCGCGCGGCGGCCAGGTCGTCCGGGGCCTTCTTGATGTTCAGCATCGGCTACTCCTTCCATAGTCCCTTGTACCAGGCGTCGGAGCGCCTGATCAGCCCGAAGCTGTCACCCTTGGAAGCGTGGTCGCGCCAGCCCTGGTAGCTCCCGTCCACCTCGGAGCGGTACATCTTGCCCGTCTGCGCCAGCCGCGCCATGCGGCGGATACGGCGGTGCATCTCCTTGACGTTCGACGGCTTGACGAACATGAGGGCCTTCCCCGTGTCGGTCAGGTGGAAGTCGAAGCCCAGGAACTCGATGCCGTCGCGCAGCGGGTACACGCGTGACTTCTTGGGGTTCAGCTCGAAGCCTAGGTTATGCAGCGTGTCGCCGAAGGCCGCCATGGCTCTCTCGGCCTCCTCGCGCGTCGGCAGGATGGCCACGGCGTCGTCCATGTACCTGATGTAGTGCCTGATTCCCATGAGGTCCTTGGCTATGTGGTCCAGCGGGTCCAGCACGCTGATGCCCGCGATCTGTATCATCTGGCTGCCCGGGTTGTACCCGACCTCGCCCGGGTACTGGTTGCGCATGACCGCTCTGGCCATGGCCATGATCTCGGGCGGCAGCTTGCGGGCGAACGCAGCCTCCGCCACGTCGTGGCGCATGTTCGGGTAGTACCCCGCCACGTCGATCTGGCATACCCAGCCGTTAGGCCCATGCACGCGGTAGTGGCGCCGCATGAACTCCTTCAGCCTCTCGCGGGCGTAGTCGGTGCCCTTGTCCTTCTGGCACGCCGCGTTGTCCTCGATGAAGCCGTGCACCATGCGGGGGTAGATGCTGTTGTCGTTGAGGCTCCGCTGGAACACGCGGTCGGCGAAACCCACGCTCACGATGGTGCGGCGCTTCGGCCTCGTTATGTCGAACTCGCGCGTCTTGCCGCAGCGGAACGTGCCGTCCTGCAACTTTCGGCTCATGGCCAGCGTGCGCTCGGACAGGTTCAGCATGTAGCTGGCGGTGCTGTCCTTCCACATGACGCCGCGGCGGCACTTCCTGGCGCTCTCCCTCAAAGCGAGGAACCCGACGACGCCGTTAAGCTCGCCGGGTTCCAGTTGTGGGTGGGGTCCGGGGCGCGCTGCAGCCGAACGCGTTCCAGCCGCGTCGGCGTCGCCCCGGCGTTGTTCGGCCCTCTCGGGCTCGGGGTCGCGGCTCCCCGCGCCGGCTTCGCCCCGCTCCGCGGCTGTGCCGCGGGCTTCGGTGGGGCTTGCGCCGGTTCGGTCGGGAGCGCAGCGATTACCGTTCTGTGCGTTGTTGTTGTTGACGTTGCCGGACGAGTTCACGATGAACGTGTTATTGCCGTTGTTGCGATTAGCGGAACGCGTCCAGACGTTCTGTTCAGCCGCGGCCCCAGCTATCACAGACGCCCGTATCTCTTGGCGTCGGATGCCCTCCATGCGGCGATCTCCTCGCGGAGGTCGACCGCCATGCCCGTCCAGTAGACGGCCCGGCGCTCTGTCAGGTGCATTACGTCCCATGCGAGGTCGATAAGGAACAGCAGCTCGCGGCAGCACGTCATGGCCATGTCCTGCAGGCGCCGGCGCTCGGCGTACAGCTGCGCGTCCTGGCGCACGCGGATGTTGTTGGCGCACCAGATGAAGCGCGCTATGTCGATCGCCGCGGCCTTTATCTTGTCCGTGACTGCCGACTGCTCCGGCTTGAACACCTTCTCGTTGGCCGTGATCTTCAGCACGTACTCGACGAGGTCGCAGGCGTCCACGAACACCTTCAGCTTGCTTTTCTTCCTCAGTCTCTTGGGTACAGACAAGGCGGTCTCCTATCGGTAGCGGGGCGGGCGGTGGCCCGCCCCGGATTGTCGTTGATGATTAGATGGCGCGGGCGGGAGCGCAGCGATGACCGTCCTGTGCGCTGTAGTCGCTGACGTAGCCGGACGAGGACACGATGAACGTGTTATTGCCGCCGTAGCGATAAGCGGAACGCGCCCAGACGTGCTGCGGGCTGGTCTTGCCGTTGATGGCGTAGGTGATCAGCTGCGTCCACGTCTGCCACAGCGCCAGCGGCGTCGGGGACTGCGCGATGCGCGCCCAGTACTCCCACGCCTCGCCCTCCTTGCCCTTCATGCCGGACTCGTTGAGCGCCAGGAAGTGCTCCTCCAGGCTCGGCAGGAACACGAGGTCGTAGGTGGTGTCCAGCACCGGCTCGTTGGCGGTGCCCTCCTCGCAGTAGGGCACGCCGGTGACGACCTTCACGCGGCGCATGACGGCCAGCTCCTCGGCGGGGATGCCGTCCAGGAAGCCGTGCTTGCCGACGTACTCGGGCGGGCGGTCCCACTTGTTCTGGGGCTTCCACCAGTTCGTGCCCTTGCCGTTGAGGTACTGGCGCAGCGCGGACTGGCTCCAGCGGTTGTAGCCGTAGGCGCAGCGGTAGATGCTGTTCATGTTGCCGTCCGGCTTGGCGCCGATGGTGCCCAGGCTCGTGCCCTGCGCGCCCTCGCTCATGCCCACCGTCTCGATGGGGCTGGCGTCGGCGACGGTCTTGTAGGACTTGACCTGCCACGTGCCCGGGTCTCGGTCCGGCGCGTACTCCATGCCGGCCAGCACGCCGCCCTTGGGCACGTCCTTGGCGAGCGTGAACTGGTAGGTCTTGCCCTTGACCACGTTGGTGCCCCACGAGGAGCCCATGGTCAGGTTGTAGGTGCCGGCCGCCAGCGCCTGCTCGCAGTACCAGAAGGCCTCCTTCTCGTCGAACTGCGTGCCGAAGGGCAGCGTGTAGTGCCACTGGACGATGATGCCGGGCAGCTTCTCGCCGTCCTGCAGCTCCAGCGCCTCCGGGAAGTGGCACACGTCGTTGGGCACGTCGTAGGCGGTGCCGCCGTCCGGGTCGGTCCACTTTGAGGTGATCTGGTCGCCGATGCCGAGCACGTAGCGCGCCAGGCCGTCGCGGCTCATGCGCGCCAGGCCGTCCCAGTCCGTCTTCAGCGCCGCCACCTTGTCGTGCGCCATCGCCTGCAGCGCGCCCGCGATGGCGCGGCCCGTGTCGTCGGTGATGACCGGGTACTCGACGATGCTGTCGTTTTCTGCCATGTCTAGCCCTTCCTCTTTACTCTCACGGCCACGCAAAGCTGGCCCTTGCTGTTGACGCACAGGCCGTTGGTGAGCGCCAGCACGTCGCGCTCCCACTCGGCCATCTTCTGGCTGTAGTTGCTGGCGCGCTCGGCCTCGGCCGTCACGCGCTCTGCTTCCTTCGCCACGCGCGCCTGCTCCTGCGCCGTCGCGGACTCCGTGATGGACGTGCAGGCGTTGATGGCGGCGGTGGCCTGGCGGGTGATCTCGTCGGCGTTGGCGGCCATCTCGGTCGACTGCTCGATGATGCGGTCCAGCATGGGCACGTAGGCGCCGGTCACGGCGTCCGTGAGGTCCACGTTGTCCAGTACCTCGATGCGCAGGCTGTTGGTGGAGCCCGTGAAGTCGCGGCCGACGATGCGGAAGTAGGCCATGGTCACGGAGCCGCGCACGGCCGCCACGGCGTCGGGGAAGCGGTAGGTGAACTGGCCGCCCTGCCCCTTGTCGACCACCTCCTCCATGATGGGGAAGCCGCCGGCGTTCTCCGCCATGAACGAGACGGTGCAGTCCGTGAGGTCCAGCGCCACGCCGTCGTCCATGATCTGGAACGTGCGCTGGAGGCTCCGCGAGTCGCCGCGGCGCGCCCTCAGCGCGATGACTGGCATGAACTGGGTGCTGGACTTCTGCAGGTCCAGCGTCAGAATCTCGCGCATGCCGTTCCTTTCTCTCTCTATCCGATAATCCCGAGCACGACGCAGCCCGCGGGCATGACCAGTACGAGCGCCGTGTCGCCGGCCCTCGGCGAGCACGACGCCAGCTTGCTGCACGGCGTCGGCTCGGTCGAGCCGCGCAGCCTCACGTTCACCGTGGGGCCGTCGACGGACAGCACCGGCGCGCGCGTGTGGTAGTCGGCGGCGGTCCTCTCGGGCCACAGCGCCGCGGCCAGCCGGTCCGCCAGCTCTCCGCTAGGCGTCATTCCTCCACACCACCTCTCCAGCAGTCGTCACCTTGAAGTCCGGGCGCAGCAGGCGCCGCATGGTGTGCGTGGTCTCGCCGCCCAGCCCGAACTCGACGTCCTTGGCGGTGATGCCGCCCAGCCGATCGACGCCGGCCTCGCGGTAGTCGAGCAGCCCGCACTCGCCGACGCGCGACGGGATGAACAGGCCGTGCACCTCCACGTAGTCGATGCGGGTGGAGTTGTCCAGCAGCCTCTTGCGCGCGGCGGCCTTCAGCGCCTCCAGCATCTTCTCGGGCGTGTCGCCGGACAGCTCGGTCACCTCGTCGTCCAGCTGGCGCTCGCGGCGGCGCGTGACGGTCGAGGCCGCGCTGCGCGGGTCGTCGTTGCGCGCCTCGGCGTACAGCCCCACGCTGTCGTCCTCGTACCACAGGCGCACCACGTTGGGCGTGTCGGCGCGGTTGTCCCTCACCGTGACGGAGGGGAAGAACACGCTGGTCTCGTCGTCGCGGAACGTCCACGACGGCGCGCGCTCCGTGGGCTCGACGTAGGGCTGCATCTGGACGGCGCCCCACGCGTCGGTGGTCGCGCTGCCGAAGTCGGCGGCGGACAGCAGCCAGTTGGCTATGCCCAGCCACTTCTCGTCGCGCTCGAACGTGTGGGGGCCGCTCAGCCTGTGGGACGACGGAGCGGCGTTGACGACGAGGCCGAGCGCGCGAAGGAACCCGGCGGCGGTGTCCACGGTGGGCGTGCCGGCGGGCAGCGTGAGCGGGTAGCCGGGCCCGGTGGAGGCCGCCACGGTGAGCATGCCGGACAGGTCGGCGCTGCCGCTCACCAGCGAGCCGTCCAGGTCGGTCTCGCCCAGCTCCAAAAAGCCGGTCACCACGGGCCCCTCCCAGCTCTCGCCGGCGTCGTCGGTGAAGCCGTAGTACACGCGCACGGCGTCGTCCTCGTCGGGCACCGTGGAGCCCTCGTAGTCGATGGAGCCGGTGGCCTTCAGCTCCTTGAACTGGCTCTCGGAGGACTTGCCGCCGGTGATCTGGCCGTAGTCCTCCGCCTCCTCCATCCCCGGCCACTTGACGCGCCGGAACGTCCAGTGCTCGTGGTAGCGGTTGCCGTGCCACCTCATAGGCCCTCACCGTCCAGCCTCGTGGCCTCCAGGCTCACGCTCCATTGGCGCTCCGCGTTGCCCAGCGACGGCGCCAGCTTGGCCGTGGCCATGAACGGGAAGACGAAGCCGTACAGCGTCTTCATCACCAGCCGCTCGCCGCTGCACACGGCGCGGTAGAACGCCAGCGCCTCTTCGCGGCTGTTGAGCGTCACGGACGCCGTGTGCTTCTCGGCCACGCGGTCGGAGGACACGCCCACCGGGTAGCGCCTGCCGGCCAGGCGGAACGTGGAGAACTCCGGCTCGACGGCGATCTCGTCGGCGGGGTTGTACCTGCCGCGGGCGATGCCGCCGGACCAGTAGACGAACACGTGGCTCGAGTCGATGTGCCCCGGGAACCTCGTCTCGCGCACGGCGCCGGACGCGGCTATGCTGGCGGTCTCGTAGGCGTAGTCCGTGTTGAGCGGCGCATAGTCGTCCGTGAGCTCCGCGCCGTCGTGCAGGCCGTCGGCCAGCAGCGTGCGCACGCCGCCGACGTTGCGCCAGACGCTCGCCGACTCCATGGGCGCGGCGCCGTCCTCGACGCCCGCGTGCACCGTGATGGACACGCGGCCGGTCGCCGGGTCCGGCACGGCGTCGAGGACGGCGGGCGCCGGCAGGCTGTAGCGCACCGAGACGGAGCGCTCGGCCGAGCCCTGCAGCGTCGAGGACGAGCGCGCGGTGGCGGCCAGCCGGTACGCGGCGCCGTCGGCCGGCAGCCACTCGGAGGCCGGTATGTCGAACTCCAGCCCGGCGGCGAGGTCGCGGCTGTAGACGGCGGTGCCCGCCGCGTCGCAGATGGTGAGCGTGCCGGCGGCCATGGTGCCGCTCGGGTCGCTGTAGCGCACGCGGACGTGCACGGGCACGGTCTCGACCGTGAAGCCGTCGGCCGGCTCCTCGATGGACAGCGTGGGCACCTGGCGCACGTAGGTGGCCACGGCGGGCGACCACGGGCCGAAGTCGTCGTGGGCGCCCCTGGTGCGCACCTGCACGGACAGGCGGGTGTTGACCGCGAAGGAGTTGGCCAGCGTCGCGCCCGACGCCTTGCCGGAGACGTCGACGGTCGTCCAGGTCTTGCCGTCGGTGCTCCAGCGCCACTGGGCGGCCGTCTGGGCGGAACCGTCGATGGGGTTGTGGCGCCACGTGACGGCGATGGAGGCCTGCGTCTTGGGGATGACCTGCGAGGAGGACGGCGAGGTGACGGTGGGCGCCGCCGGCGCGCAGATGGTCACGATGCCGCTGCTGGCCGTCCAGGCGCTCTTCAGCCCGCCGCGGGCGTTGCGGACGCGGTAGTACCACGTGCCGCCGCCGGGGTCGTCCTCGAACGACGTCACGTGGCCCTCGACGGTGCGCACCGCCGTCCACCGCTCCATGTCCTGGCTGCGCTCTATCTCGGCGGACGTGGCCGTGTTCGCCGGGTTCTCGAACGTGCCGCGCACGCGGGTGTTCGAGACGCGCGCCATGGCGATCTTGCCCGGGACTGCTGGCGTGTTGTAGACGGTCTCCGTGTACACCCAGTCCGACGCGCCGGCCGAGTTCCGGCTGCGGACGCGGTAGCGCCACGAGTGGTTGGCGCTCGTCGAGCGGTCGGGGCACCGCGTGCCGGCGGGCTCGACCGCGGCGAAGTCGGACCACGCGCCGCCGTCCATCTGGCGCTGCACGTCGTGGGCGAGGTACAGGCCGTCGTAGCCCGAGCCGTGCCAGAACGTGACGGCGTTCTCGGTATCGCTCAGGCGGGCCGCCTTGACGTCCGTGGGCGGGGCCGGCAGCGTGCAGACCTTGCCCGTGTAGGTGTGCGAGCCGGCGTTGCCCGCCGCGTTGTGCGGCAGCACGCGGAACTCGTACACGCGGTTCGGCTCGCACGCGTACTCGCACTCCGTGTCACCGCCGCCGACGTCCTTATGGAGGCTGAAGTCCCCGCCGTCCACCGAGACGTCGACGTAGATGCCGGCGTAGGGGCGCGTGGTGGTGTTGTTGTTCCTCCACTTGACCTTGATCTTGCCGCCGTCCAGCACGGCGCTGCACTGGCTCACCGCGTTGGGCGCCCACGTGGGGACGTCCGGGCTGTACCGGGCGGTCACGGACGAGCTGTAGTGGACGCCGGACCAGCTCAGGTAGGAGATGGTGGCCGTGATGACGGCCTGCTCCCCGTAGTTGACCCATCCGTAGTTGACCCATCCGGAATCGCCGTACCACCCGGGGGCGTACAGCTGCACCTGGCCGCCCCAGTTGCGGTCGACGATGGTGCCGCCGAAGTTGGCGTCGTCCACGCGGATGCTGCGCTTGTACTGGACGTAGGCGCGCCCCTCCTCCTGCGCCGTGGTCTTGCACTCCACGTACGCCCGCATGTGCGCGCCGGGGCCGGCCTTCTCTCCGAAGTATCCCTTCGCCATGCTCTATCCTCTCGCTCTCGTCGGGTTCGCGCGCTTGGCGTCCAGCACGAGGTCCACGAAGTCCTCCAGCGTCGCCAGGTCGCGCAGCTGCTCCATGTTCAGCGTGACGTCGCCTATGTTGTAGACGACCGTGGTGCCGGCTGCGCCCCCGCGCTGCGCCATGCGCTCGGCCACCGCGTCCGCGTACGGGTCCATCTCGCGGCCGCTCAGCGGCACGATGGCCTCGGGGCCGGCCTCGCCGATGCCGACGACGCTGGCGCCCATGGCGATGGCGCCGGTGCGGTACCAGCTCACCGAGATGGACGGCACGCTCGGCGGCACGAGGCTGAAGTCTCCGCTGATGGAGAAGTGCGGCAGGTTGATGTGCGGGAACTGCAGGTGGAGTCCCGCGAAGAAGCCGCTGATGGCGCTGAGCGCGCCGGACACGGTGCTCTTCGCGCCGTTCATCGTGCTGTCGATGACGGACTTGATGCCGTTGAACGCGCCGCTGATGGCGCCGGAGACGGCGTTGCACACACCGATGAACACGGCCTTCACGGCGTTCCAGGCGCCGGAGACGATGGACAGGATGGTCTGCATGACCCCGTTTATCGCTACCATCGTGCCCTGCATAATCGAGGTCACGCCCTGCTGCAGCATCGTGAAGTCGCCGGTGGTCACGGCGAGGATCACGCCCAGCACGGTCTGGAAGATGCCGGAGATTATCTGCCATGCGCCCTGTATGACGGTGCCCACGGCCGCCATGACGTTGGTCACGGTGGCCAGTATCGTGGCGAGGACGTTGGCCACGGTGTCCATGATGGAGGTCAGGATGGGCACGACGGTCGAGACGATTACGGTCAGCACGGCGCCGATGATCGGGCCCAGCGTGTCCATGGCCACCTGCACCGTCGAGACGATCTGGTCGAGGAACGCCTGCACGTACGGCGCGAGGAACGCGCATATCTCCTGTACCTTGGAGCTGATGGCGTCCACGCCGGCCATCACGGCGGCGCGGAACGTCTCGGACGTGGTCCACGCGGCGTAGATGGCCGCGGCTATGGCGGCTATGGCGGCCACCACGGCGGCGGCCGGCGCCAGCGGGATGGCCAGCGCGCCGCCCAGCATGGCGAAGCCCTCGGAGATGGCGGGCAGCGCCGCCACGACGGAGCCGATCACCATCAGCAGCGGGCCCAGCGCGGCCACGAGCGCGAGCACCACGGCGATGCCGGTCTGAACGCCCGCCGGCAGCGATGCGAACGCCTCGGCGACGTTTCCTATCACGCCGGCCACGGCGGTGATGGCGGGCGCCAGCGCGGTGCCGAACGCGATGGACGCGGACTCGATGGCGCCTCCCATGTTCTCCAGCGCCCAGGACAGCTCGCCCTTCTGGGCGTTGGCCATGGTCTCGGCTGCGGTGGCGTCGTTGGTCGCGGCGATGTACTTGGCCAGCCCCTCGCTGCCGGACTGCATCAGGATGGCGGCGGCGCGCGAGGCGTCGGAGCCGAAGATGGTCTGCAGCGCGGCGTCTCGCTCGGCGTCGCTCAGGCCGCCCAGCTTGCCGGTCAGCTCGTCGGCGATGCCGGATATGTCCTTCATCCTGCCGTTGGAGTCTCGGATGTTCAGGCCGTAGGCGGCTATGGCCTCGGCGGCCTGGTCGGTGGGCGCGGCGAGGCGCTGCAGCATCGTCTTCAGGCTGGTGCCCGCGTCGGAGCCCTTCACGCCGTGGTCGGCGAACAGGGCGAGCGCCGCGGCCGTGTCCTCCAGGCTCCATCCGGCCAGCGACGCCTGGGCGCTGCACTGGCTCATGGCCTGCGTGAGGTCCGAGACGTCGGCGGAGGAGGCGTTGGCGGCTCCGGCGAGCGCGTTGGCGATGCGGGTGGCGTCGCCGGCGCCCAGGCCGAAGCTGCCCATCATCTGCACCGTGGTGGCCGCGGCGTCGGCGAGGTTGAGCTGGCCGGCGGCGGCGAGGTCCATGGACGCCGCGAGCGCGCCGCCCTTGATCTGGGCCTCGGTCAGGCCGCCCTTGGCCAGCTCCACCATGGCCTGCGCGGACTCGGTGGCGCTGAACACGGTGTCGGCGCCGAGCTGCAGCGCGAGGTCTCGCAGGCCGTCCATGTCGGCGGAGGCGTCGCCCAGCGCGCCCTGCACCTGGCTCATGGCGTCGTCGAAGCTGGCCGCCACGGAGGTGGCCGCGCCGCCGGCCGCCACGATGGGCACGGTCAGCCCCAGCGTCATGGAGCGCCCCAGGTCGGTGATGCCCTCGCCGAGCGCCTTGGTGGCGGAGCCGCCCTTCTTCAGGCCCTCCCAGCTGAGCTTGCCGTCCTTGCCCTTGATCTCCTCCATGGAGACCTTGATCTTCTTCAGGCCGGAGACCACGCCCTGGTCGTCCAGGCGCGCGAGGACGGAGACGGCGTTGGATGCGCTACCCATCGGCCCTCACCGCCCGCTCCGCTGCGGCGAACTCGGCGGCGAACGCGGACGCCATGGCGCCGTTGGCCGCGTCCATGCGGCCGGCCTCGGTGCGGTCGGCGTGCAGCGCGAAGTGCGCCGCGCGTGCGCGGAACGCCTCCACGTATTCCCTGTTGTTTTTAGTTTCCTTCGGGCACTTGGCCGTGCGGTAGTAGATCGCCTGCTGCAGCGGCGTCTCGCCGGACTCCATCAGGCCGGCCACGAGGTCGAGGAACGCGCCGTAGCTCATGGAGCCGGCCACGGCGTCCCAGTCGAGGCCGTACGCCTGCAGCAGCGAGGCGCGGATGCGCCCGGCGTCCTCGTCCCAGTCGAACACGGGCTCCTCGCAGCCGGCGGCGCCCCTCGTGCCGTACAGGTCCACGCCCATGGCGTCCCACAGCACGGCGTCCACCATGTCCCAGAAGCCGTCGCGCCCTGCCGTCTCGATGGCGGCGGGCAGGTCGGCGAACAGCATGGCGGGGAGCAGCCGCTGCTTGTCCTCCTCGCTCAGCTCGGTGTCGGCGAACAGCTCGTTCACCAGCATGGCGTTGAGGGCGGAGTCGCACACGTCGTACTCCGCCCCCTCGTATTCGTAAGTTGTGCAGAACCGTCCGTTAACGGTCCCGCTTCTCGTCGTCAGGCTTCTGCGCATCTGCCACCACGTCCTGTAGGTAGTGCGCTGCCTTGCTCTGCTTCACGTCGTTCAGGCGGTCGAAGATCGCCTGGCACACGGTGGCGAATACCTGGACCATGACGAGGTTGCACTGCGCCGGCTTCAGCTTCACGCCGTCGCCGCACGCCGTGAGGATGGCGTCGTAGGACTCCTCGCCGATGCCCTCGACGATGATGGGGCCGATGATGGCGGCCATGTCCTCGGACAGCTTGTTCAGCTTCTTGCGGTCGAACGTCTTCTCCTTCAGCGTGTCGAGCGCGAGCGCCTGCTGGCGCGCCTTCATGCACCTGGCCGCCAACGCGTTGACGGTGCCGTCGGTGCAGTCGATGGCGCACTCCACCGTCTCGTCGCCGACCTCGACCTCGAAGCGCTCGAACGACTTCCTTACCTTCAGTGTCTTCATGGTTGCGCTGCCTTCCCATCGTGCGCTGCGTTCAAAGAGAAAGGAGGCCGGGGCTGCAGCGCGTAGCCCCGGCCTCCTCGGCAGATGTTCCCCCGGCTGTCGCCCGCGCCTAGGACGCGGAGACGGTCACGTCCACGACTGCGGAGACGGACGGCTTGGCCGCGCACTTGACGGCCAGGCGGGTCTTGCCGGCCTTGACGCCGGTCACGGTGCCGTCGGCGGCCACGCGGGCGATGCCGGTGTCCTCGATGGCGAACAGGCAGCGCGTGGACGCGCCCTCGGGCAGCACGGACGGCTTGACGGCGGCCGCGGTCTTGTTGACGCCCACGGTCACCTCCGGCGCCACGTTGACGGACTCGGGCAGCAGGGTGCCGGCGGCGGGGGTCACGACGGTGGCCACGCCGGAGCGGGACAGCGAGCACTTGAAGCTCGTCTTCTCGTTGGCGGCGCCGTTGGGGCCGTTGGCCGCGATGTCGAGGACGGTACAGGGCGCCTCGATGCACTTGCCGGTCGGGTCGGTGACGCGGTAGGTCGTCTCGCGCTCGGCGCCGATGCCGTCCTCGATGGAGGCCACGTAGTCCTGGAACGGGTCGCCGATCAGGCGGTGGCCCTCGACGCTGTACTTGGCGCTCACGCCGGTGACGTCGGTCTTGGTGTTGCCGCCGCCGTTGTAGTAGGCGTCCTCGCTCGTGCTCTCGCTGTTGTCCTTGCCGATGTTGGAGATACCGGGGCCGACCCATGCCCAGTGGCGCTTGTCACCGTCCGGGGTGGTGTCGACCTCGACCACGTGCTGGTAGTTCAGCGCGAAACCGATATCCATCTTCTAAAACTCCTTGATCTCGATGTGCGCGGTGGCCTCGACCACCCACACGTTGCGGCCGCTCTCGTCCCACTGGACCGGGCGCGGCTTCACTGTCTCGATACGTATCATGCGGTAGCTGCCGTTGGCGCTGTCGAGCGGCACGGTCCGCAGCGTGCGCTCCGCCAGGAGCGCGTCCGCCATGGCGTCCAGCTCGACGCGGCGCGCGAAGAACAGGCTCAGGCGCACGGCCGTGTCGAAGGCGAGGTCGAAGTACCCGTCCTCGCCGCCGGGCACGCCGGTGCGGATGGCGCAGAACTCGGCGTGGCGCCGGGTGTCCGGCAGGTAGGTGAACACGTCGCGGACGCCGGCCGCCTCCAGGCGGCCCTTCACCACGTCCACGAGGTCCAGCGTGCCGTTCTCTTCCATGTGCGTGCCTCCTAGTAGTCCATGTACAGGCGCCGCGCGAACTCGCGCAGGTCGTCGCCGTCCTCGCGCCGGCACTTCTCGTCCCAGTGGTCGGTCGTCGCCGGGTCGGTGTGGTTCATCGGCTCGTAGTACTGCCGCGCCGCGTAGGGCGTGTTCCACGTGAGCACGCCCGCGCCGTAGTCGGAGTTGACCGGCTCGCTGGAGCGCAGGGTGGTCTCCAGCACCGGCACGTACTTGCGCATGGTGAACGCGCAGCGGCGCGCGTACAGCGCCTGGCGCCTCTTGCACTCGGCCGGCGCGGTCGCCAGGTCGATGCCGGCGGTGACGACGTCCACGGCGATGCTCACTTCAGCTCGACCTCCCAGTGGTGCACGTGGCCGCGCTCGTCGACGTAGCGGGTGCACGACGCGACGCAGCACTCGGTGGCGCCGTCGACGGAGACGAGGCTGCCGGCCGGCAGCTCCATGGCCCCCGCCGTGTTCACGGCGTCGATGAACAGCAGGCCGGTCGTGGCGTCCTGCAGCTGGTAGTCCGTGGCGCGCACGGACGCCCTCTGCTCGTAGCGCACGCCCAGCAGGAGCCTCTTGTCGGAGAAGCCCTGGCGGCCGTCCTCCTCCTCGGGCACGCGCACCTCGGCGCGGCTGGGCAGCAGGCGCTTGGGTATGGGCACCATGCCGATCACCCCAGACCCTGGTACAGGAGGCCGGAGCCGGACAGCGCGCGGCGCACCGCCCGGTCCATCGCGGCGTCGTAGCCGCCGCCCTGCCCCTGCTCGATGGTGAGCGAGCCCAGGCGGACGGAGCCGGACGCCTCGATGCCGCCGGAGAAGCCGTACGCCGCGTCGACGTCCAGCGCCGCGCAGACGGCGGCCTTGTACGCCTCCACCTGCGCCTCGCCCTCCGGCTCGTTGAAGCCTATCACCTCGCGCACGGCGGCCACGGCGGCGCCCAGGTGCGGGCGCACGTCGTCCCACGTGTTCGCGCCGTGGTAGTCGGCGCTCTCGACCTCCGGCAGCATGGCTACTCCGCCTCCGCTGCCTTGGCCGCGGCCCTCTTGCGCGGCTTGCGGGCCGGCTTCTCGGCCGGCTCATCGGGCTCCGCCGCCGGCTCGGGCTCCGGCTCGTGAGCCTGCTCCTGGCTGGCCTCCGCCGGCTTCTCGGCCGGCTCCTCGGGGAAGGTCAGCCCCACGATGGTGGCCATTAGGCGGTCACCGCGACGTGGGCGTAGATGAGGCCCTTCTTCTTCAGGTACACGATCAGGTCGTGGTACAGGCGGTACTGCCACTTGTGGGCGTCGTCGTCCTGGTTCACGTCGGGGGAGAAGTAGCGCAGCTTCTCGTGCTTGGAGATGGCGGCGGCGGCCTCGGGGGCCATGACGATGAAGTTCAGCGCCTTGCCGTCCTCGGCCTTCTCGTAGCCGCCCTTCTCCTCGCCGGAGGTGGTGCCGTCCAGCAGCTTGATGGCGGAGTAGAAGCGGTCGCCGGCCACGCCGATCATCTTCATCTCGTCGTAGGTGCCGAAGTTGCTGTTCGGGGACTCGCCGACGGACAGCTGGTACTTGTTGGACAGGCGCAGCAGCTTCTTGGTGGCGGCGGAGTGGTAGAACAGGCACTGGGACAGCTTCACGCCGTGGTCCTCCATGCACTGCTCGGCCTCCAGCACGGCGGCCACGGTCTCGTCGGCGCCGGACAGGTCCTTCTTGACGGTGTTGCCGGCGTTCTGGGTGAGCTTGGCGAAGCGGATGGCGTCCACCTCGGGCACCACCTTGGTGCGGGCGAACTCGCCCATGGCGTTGGCGGAGACGATCTTGGCGCGCTCGTCGTCGTCGAGTACGTCGATGTTGAACTCGCGGTCGCGCTCGTACTGCAGCTGGTAGGGCTGCCAGGTGACGGAGATGCCGCCCTTGGTGAAGCCCTGGCCGCGCTTGTGGGTGGCCAGGCCGTCCATGTCGAGGCTGGCGATCTCGATCTTGCCGTTGCCGCTCATCTCGCCCAGCAGGTCCTGGTTCATGTTCAGGTCGCCGGTGACGGTCTCCTGCGCGATGACCTTGTCCAGTCGGGTGGTGAACTTGTCGATGCAGTTGGCTAGGTTGTTGGTTGCAGCCATGTGCTGCTCCTCTCTACTTCTTCAGGCCGAAGGCGCGGTCGAGCGCCGCGTCGTCGTCCTTGGCCGCGCCCACGGGCTTCAGCCCCGTGGAGCCGGTCTTCTTGGCTTCCTCGAACAGGTACGGGCAGGCTTCCTTCAGCTTGTCCACGTCGCCCTCGTAGTCGTCCAGCAGCGCCTTGGCCGCCTTGACGTTCTTGCACCCGGCGATCTCCAGGCGGTAGGCCGCCTTCTCGCTCGCCATGGACGCCTTCATCTCGTCGAGCTTCTTCTGCAGCTCCTCGCGCCCCTCCTTGGTCTTGGCCGCCTCGTCGAGCTGTGCGCGCAGCTTCTCGATCTCGTCGTCCTTGGCCTTCAGGTCGCGCTCGTACTTGTGGCGGTTGACGGTCGCGCCGCCATCGCCGCCCTGAGGCTCCGTGGTGCCGCCTGCCGGCTCGTTCGCCGGCTCCTGGGGCTGCTGTGCCTGGGTGCCGCCGTCGGCGCCACCTGTGGGCTCCTGGCCCTCCTGCGGGTCGGTCTGCTGCCCCTGCGGTTGCTGTGCTCCCATGTCCGTACCAGTCCTTTCCGGTGTTTGGTTGCCGCGCTTCTCTGCGCGCTTCGGTACTTGCAGCTGTTGCCGCCGCTGCCGCGCCGCACCCCGTTGCCGCCGGGTGCCCGCGCAGCTTGGATGGTCGGGCACGTGTCGCCCGCCAAAAGGAAGGGCCGCCCCTGCGGACGGCCCTCGCCTCGTTCTGTTCTGTTGTGTGTGTTTGGCTATGCGACGAACGCAGCGTCCTTTCCGGTCAGGTCATGCGACCCGGTTATCGCTAGGCAGTCGTCCCCTGCATCCATGACGGGCAGCGTGTCATAGCGCACGCCGTCCACCACGATAGCGTGCCATCTCGTGCGAGGCAGCGGCGCGTCGAAGACCAGGACGGTGTACGGGCCCACGTTTAGGCAGTCTGTGATTCTCATTTGCCCAGCCTCCTCAGTTCTTCCTCGTACATGGACAGGGCAGCCTTTGTCTGCTCCGTCTCTATACGTGGTATTTTATACTGTTTTGCAGCGTCTAGCAGGTATTTTTGTGCGTCTATCTCGCGCCGTATCCTCATTTCCTCCTGCCCGCACTCGGCATAGTCGCCGCGCCGGTTCTGGTTGAAGTGGAACTCCTCCTCCAGCACCTCGGATAGCGTAGCGTCCTCGCGCAGGACCACGACGTCGCCCAGATTTGAAGCATCGGCGCCGCGGACGTTCAGGTACCGCGTTGCGTCTTCACCGGTCCACACCATGCCGCCGCTGCGCTCTATTTCCTTTTTTCGAGCTGCGACAAACGCCGGGTTCGCCGGCTTGAATTGCTTGCGCCGCTCCTCGATCGGTAGCGGCTTCTTGCGGTCCAGCACCACGCCACCGAACACCCTGCGCTGCTCGCTTGCGGTGAGGGTCGAGAAGTCGGACGCCTTCATGCCTTGCAGCTTCATCTCCTCGGCCACGGCCCTGGTGACAGCTGTGCGGCTGGCGCCGGCCCTCGCCATCGCCTCCCTGGCGGCCTTCCCGTCCATCAGCTGCGCCAGCGTGCGCCCGCTCGACTTGACCCATGCGCCGCCGGGCATGTCCCCGGCCCACTCGCGCGCGGGGTGGCGGTGCAGCACCGGCTGCCCGGTCAGGCTCTTGGCGTTGGACTCTGCCACCAGCCTGCGCATGGCCTCCTGCCGGCGGGCCAGCAGGTCCTGCGCCCTCACGACCTCGACGCGCGCGGCGTTGGTGGGGGAGGCGTCGTAGCACTTGCGGGCGCCGGCCAGCTCGCGCTTGGCCTCGCGGATGGCGCGCTCCCCGGCGCGCTGCCTCTGCTCCAGCCTGTAGACCTCGTCGCCCGGCAGGCCGCTGGCGTGCTTGGGGTCGCGCTCGTAGGCGCGCGGCGCGCCCGGCAGGTACGGGCCGAACGAGTGGCGGCAGTTGGCGCCCAGCAGGCCGTCCACCGAGCCGTAGCCCGTGGCGGCCTCCAGCCCCTCGTACGAGCGGCCGTCGATGCTCACGGCGCCGCGCCAGCCGTACACCTGCCCCTGCCACGCGGCGTGGCTCGGGCGCGCGTTTGGGTGGCTCGACACCTCGACCAGCTGCACGCCGTACTCGTCCATGGCCCTCGCGGTCATGCGTGCGCCGTCCTGGGCGATCTGGGTGCGCACGTGGCGGCGCACGGCCACGTCCACGCGGTTGCGCACGGTGAGGTTGCCGGCGGCGTCGCGGTACTGCACCACGCTCACGCCGTCGCGCTCCAGCCTGCGCACCGCGGAGTGCAGCGCGCGCTCGGCCGTGGCGGCGCCGGAGTTCACCCGGGCGATGGCCTCGGTGGACGCGGACAGGAACGCGTCCAGGGCGCCCTGCTCCATGTGCAGGTTGTCGCGCTGCAGGATGGCGGCCAGGCCGCGCACGGTGGCGTCCATCTGGCGCGGCCACGCCCTCTCCGTGCCGGGCCTGCCCAGGCGCTCCATGTCGTCGGCGTCGGACGCCCTCATGAACTTCTCGACGGTGGCGCGCAGCTCGGCGTCCACCTCGCCGGCGTGGCTCTCGATGATGCGGCGCAGCTCGGCGGCGTGGGTCTGGCCCAGCAGAGCCGCGGCGGTGACGCTCCTGGAGGTCACGCCGGCGCCGGACAGCATGAGGTCCACCAGGTAGTCCAGCATGTCGGCCTCTATGCCGCGGTACACGCGCGCCAGCGCCTCGCCGGCCTCCTCCAGCGCCTCCGGGGACAGCATCAGAAGCCCTCGTCGAGCAGCTGGGCGGAGGGCACGGCGGCGGCCGCCTCCTCCTTGCTGAAGCCGTGCCAGTCGATCAGGTAGCGCTGCTTCAGCTCGGGGACGCCCAGCGCGGCTATCTCGGCCAGCGCCATGTTCTTCTCGGTCTGGGTGTCGGCGATCACACTGTCGTCGAACTGGACCTTGACGGCGCCGAAGTCCTCCTCTATGGCCGCGCCGCAGTGGATGCGGGCGCAGTTGAGGAGGCTCGTCACCACGCGCTGGACGGCGCCGCGCAGCACGTTCTCGTGCTTGCGCACGTTGCGCATGAGCGCGGAGTTGTCGGCCGCCACCTCGGTGGCCGTCTTGATGCCCCCGTTCTTGTCCAGCGCGAAGTACTGCTGGCCGAAGCCGCACAGGTCGCCCAGCTCGGCGAGCGCCATGTCGAAGGCGGAGCGCAGCGGCTCCACGCGTATCTCGGGGCTGTAGATGCTAATCAGGTTCTTGGTCGGGTCCTGGCCGGCGAGGCGGCGGAACAGGCGGCCCTCGATGCGCGGCGAGGGTATGACCTTGCCGTTCTCGCTGCGCACGTCGACCATGCTCTCGTCGACGAACACCTTGGCGGCGGTCAGCTCGACCTCCTGGAACATGGAGTCGTAGGCGAGGTCCACGGCCTTGATGGCGTCGAGCGCGTCGGCGAACACGGACTGGCCGAACGGTGACAGGTCCACCACGGTGTTCTCCAGCGCGGGGCGGATGATGCCGAAGGTGGGGCAGTCCTGCAGGGTGTCGAAGTCGGCGATCACGCCTGCGGCCTCCGCGTCCTGCTCCTCGCCCTCGCTGAACAGGTAGGTGCGGATGTGGTAGGTGCCGGTCTCGGGGTCCGGCGCGTGCACCTGCAGCTGGTCGACGCGCTTGCCGGCCACGGCGGCGCGGGTGACGAACGCGCACGCGCTCACGCCCTCCTCGTCCCATGACAGCGGGCGCACCATGCGGGCGTCGTATCGGCGCACCTTCAGCTCGGCGCCGTCGTCGCGCACGTCCAGCCACAGCGCCCAGGCTGCGGTGCCCAGCGCGAACGCCTTCTCCACGACCATCTGCCCGGTGGGCCAGAAGTTGGCGCGGTCCAGCCAGTCCTGCAGCCACTTGTTCGCGGCGTCGGCCTCCACGCTCACCTGCGTGTCGTCGGTGATCAGCAGGCTGGCCCACTCGGACGCCACGCGCTTGGCGGGGCGGATGCTCATGCGGTTGCGCGTGCGGCGGCGGCCCTGCAGGTCGGTGTAGCCGTCCCGGTACCAGTCGTCCTTGCCGCTGTACCAGTCGAACCACGACTGGATGTAGGTGTCCATCGAGGTGTCGACGGCGTACCCCAGCTCCTTCAGCTTCTTGGTCACGTGCGCCGGCACGCTGAACTCGTCCACTGCCATGCCCTATGCCACCTTCCTGTATCCGCGCGCCCTGCGCGCCTCGTCCATCGTTGCGTAGCGGGTAGCGTCCACCCAGTGGTCGTTCCCGTCGGGTATCTCGTTGAGCACCTCGCCGTCCGGCGTCTGCGCGTACTCCAGCGCGCGCACCTCCGCGGCCAGCCTCGGGCAGCGCTCCGGGTCGATGACCCATTCGGACAGCGACTGCAGGAAGCGGTACGAGGCCATGCGGCCCGGCTTGCCCTTGCCGGCGGCCCTGGCGTTGACGCCGTGGTCGCGCTGCACGGCGATGGCCGTGGGGTCGGCGTCGTCGGACAGCACCGGCAGGTGGTGGTAGGCCGGGCGCCCGTCGCCGCCGTCCCACGTGAGCAGCGCCTTGACGCGCTCGGCCTGCCCGTCGGGCGGCAGCTTGTTGGCGCCGTCCTCGCAGAAGGTGAGCAGCGCGCGGCCGCCGGGGCGCCACTCGCTGCCCGTGACGGCCCACGGGTCGGGGTACCAGCCGAAGTCCTGGCCGAAGCGCAGGCGCTCGAACTGCGCCACCTCGTCGTCCGTGATGGCGCGGAACACCACGTTGTCGAACACCTCGGTGCCGATGCCCACCGGCTCGCCCAGGTACTCGTGGCGGTACGCGCGCTCGTCGGCCGCCTTCAGGCTCTCGGCGTCCTCGATGAACTGCCCGCCCAGCCACTCCGGCGGCACGTCCAGGTAGGTCGAGCGGAACACCGGCAGGCCCGCGGCCTCGCGGCGCTCCATCTCGGCGTTGACCCAGCAGCGCGCCGAGCGCGGCGGGTTGAACGAGTACAGGCGCACGCAGCCCTCGCCGCCTCGCGTGAGGGACTGCGTCACCTTGCGTATCTCGGCCATGCCGGCGAACTGGTCGGCCTCCTCGAACCACGCGCAGCCCACGTAGCCGAACGGCACCTTTATCGACTTGATCTTGTTGGCGTTGTCGCAGCCGCGGAAGATGATCTTCTGCCCGGTCGAGCGCCTGGTGATGCGCAGCGTGGACTCGGGCATGTCGTACCCGTCCTCCAGCCCCAGCGCGCGGATGGCCCACACCACCTGGGCGTAGGCCGCGTCGCGCAGGTCCGCCTTGCGCTTCATGAGCACGACGGCGTGCTGGTCGGGGTGCGTCTCGATGTACCTCACGACCTCCAGCGAGCAGAACGAGGACTTGGTGGAGCCTCGGCCGCCGGCCAGCCATATGTCGCCGCGGTGGCCGCCGGCGATCATGCGGTGCGGCTCCAGGAACGGCGGGGCCAGCAGCAGCGCGAAGTCGCGCACGAACGCGGCGCGCTCCCCGGGAGCCTCGTCGGGCAGCCACTCCATGAGGCGGTCGGAGGCGTCGGCCAGCGCCTTGACGGCTGGCGCCATCTCCTTGTCCGCCAGCGAGTGCCGCTCCACGGCCTCGCGGCCCTTGCGCAGCAGCAGCCCCTGGGCGTCGATGATCTCGGCGCGCGTGATGGTGGCGGCGCGGGCGGCGGCCTCCTGCAGCTCGGCGATTCTTTGCGAAACCTTGGCGACGCGCTCGACCTTGCAGGCGGCCACGTCGACGCTGGAGTCCTTCCACTTCGCGGACCCGGGGTATGCGGTCAGGTAGGCCGCGCGCTGCGTGGCCCCCTTCGCCCTCTCGCGGGCGTACGCCTCCTGCGCGGGCGTGAGTATGTCGGTCCTGTTGCTTCCCATGGGCGGCAGTGTCGGCCACGTGTCGCCAAAAGCGAAGGGGCCGCCCCGCGATGGGACGGCCCCGTGGAGGAGACCCGCCGGGCCCAGCCCGCCCGGCGTGCCCACAGTATCCGGTTGTTGTCGCCTGCTACCCCGCCAGCGCCGCGGCGAGCGCCATGCACCCGCGCAGCACCATGAGGTCGATGGCCAGCGCCGCCAGCAGCGCGAGCAGGCAGCCCCTATTCGGTCCCGCGTCCACCCCGCACCCCCTTGGTCGCATGCCACTCGAAGTCGCCGAACGCGTGCCCGCATCAGCGGCACTCGTCGCCGGCCCTGGGCAGCCTGTGCCACACCGCGCGCGTCCCGCACTTGGGGCAGCGCACCTCGATGCTGGGCCTGCGCCTCGGCCTCTCCGTACCGTCCATCACTCGTCCTCTCCTTCCAGCTCGTCTATCCACAGCGCGCACTCCTCGGCCGCCCTCGTCGCCAGCGTCCGCGCCAGCGAGTCCGGCAGCCCGCGCAGGAGCTCCAGCAGGTTCTCGGCGGCCAGCGCGCACCCGGCGGCCCCGCCGCCCAGCAGCTCGACCTCGCCGCCGTCCGGCTCGATGGCCTGCACCCTCACGTCCCGCGGCATGTTCCAGTCGGCGAAGCCGTCGGAGACGATGAGGTGCTGGCAGTCCCCGGGCCGCAGGCGGTCGCGCCCCAGCGGGCAGGGCTGCCGCGCCTCGTGGAACGCGTACCACCCCTCGTGGACGCGCCCGTCGGCGTCCGTGTACCGCACGCGCGGCACCTGCGGCAGCGGGGAGGTCGCCGGCAGGTCGGTGTCCATGATCGTGATGCCCACCTCACTCGCCGCCCTTCCTCTGCCCGGCCGCGAACCACCCGCGCAGCGAGCGGATGCACGCCGGGCACAGCTCGCGGTCGGTGCCCTTCACCCTCACGCTGTCGCGGAGCACCGTCCTGGCGTACCTCGGCAGCTCCATGGCCACGGTCTCCCCGCAGCGCTCGCACGTGTACCTGTGCATCTTCATCGGCCGCTCACCTCCTCGCTGCTCTTCGCGTCGTCCGGTTCGAGGGCGCGCAGCCACTCCTCCAGCCCCATGACCGCGGCGCCGCACGTGTTCGCCACGGCCGCCGCGAAGGTCGCCGCCCCGTCGGCGTTCCATCCTGGGAGCAGGCACACGGCGTCGACGCACGGGCTGCCGTCGTCGCACTCGGCGGCCAGGTCGCGCACCATCTGCCGGAGCATGTGCCCGTCGCCCTCGCCCGCGTGCCACGGGAGCCAGCCGAACTCGATGGTGCCGGCTTCCGCGGCGTCCGCGGTCCTCTGCAGCAGATAGCACGTCTCCCGGTACATGTCCGGGTCGGTCCAGACCGGCCCCACTACCGCCACGCGGCCGATATCCGCCGCGCCGCGTCCCGGTACGTCAATCCTCATCGGTCGTTCACCTCCACGGCCCCCTTGCGGTAGTTCCCGCCGGCGGCGAACCACTCCTTGAAGCTCTCCACGCACTCCGGGCACAGGTGCCTGCGGCTCCCCACCTTCCAGATGCCGCGGTACGGCCTGTGCACGTACATCCTCGCGTCCATCTCCACGTACCGCCCGCAGCGGTCGCACTCGTAGACCCTCATCTCTCGTTCCTCTCGTTCGTTCTTATTTCTTGCATGAGCCCTAGGTTGCGGGGGCGGGAGCGTCGCGCACGAGTGCGGGCGCGGCCTTGGCCCGCACGCACGTCCCCCGTAACCCTAGGTCTTGCCGTTAGGTTGGTTAGGTCACTCTTATACCTTTAGGTATAGTCCGACCTAACCTAACTACCAGCCGGTCATGGCCGCCTCTATCTCGGGGTCGCGCAGCACGCCGGGCTTGCCCCTGCCGCCCTCGGAGATGATCGGGCACCAGTCGTTCTTGTCGGCCTTCACCCAGTTCTTCACCTGCCCCTCGGTTGGCGCCCTGCCGCCGACCTCGGGCATGCGCTCCACCACGTTGGCCACGGTGGCGTCCACGCCGTCCTCGGCGCAGGCGGCCATGCCCTCGCGCAGCGCCGCCAGCTTCTCCTCCTGCTTCTTGGCGTCGTTCCTGGCCTTGCGCTCGCGGCCCTGGGCGCGGTAGTCCGCGCGGCCCAGCTCCTCGCCCTCGGGGCTGGCGTCGGCGAGCGCGCCGGTGGCGTCGATGCGGTGCATGGGGTAGTCGAACAGCAGGTTCACCGGCTCGAAGCGCGGGAACTCGCGCAGGGTCCCCTCCACGCGCCACGCGGTCATGGCGCGGGCCGACCGGCGCGCGGCCACCACGCCGTCCAGGAACGCGCCGGCCCACTCCGGGCGCACCGCCTCGACGCGCGAGCGGCACGCCGAGACCATCGCGTCCCCGCCCGCGGCCCGGGCGTCGTCGGGCACGGCGGCGCGCCAGTCGCCGAGCGCGGCGGCGTTGGCGTCCATCCACGCCTCGCACCAGCCGCCGACGCGCCGGGCCTCCAGCTGGGCGCGCAGCTCGTCGGAGACGTGCAGCTCCAGCATGTCGAGCAGCGCGTCGGGGTCGCGTGCGAACACGCCCGAGCCGCTGGCGCGGTCCATGGAGCGCTTGCCGCCCTGGGCGCCCTTGGAGTGGTGGTGGCAGTAGATGACCGCGCACCCCAGGCTGTCGGCCACGCGGTCGAACTGGTTGCAGAAGGCGGCCATCTGGTCCGCCGAGTTCTCGTCGCCGGTGATCACCTTGTAGATGGGGTCGATGATGACGGCGATGGGGCGCTCCTTGGCCGCGCGGCGTATGAGCGCCGGCGCCAGCTGGTCCATGGGCTTGGAGCGGCCGCGCAGGTTCCAGATGCACACGTTCTCCAGGTTGCGCGGCTCGGCCCCCATGGCGGCGTAGACGTCGCGGAAGCGGTGGAGGCAGCTGGCGCGGTCCAGCTCCAGGTTCACGTACATGACGCGGCCCTGGGCGCACCTCCAGCCGAACCACGGCAGCCCCTCGGCCAGCGACACGGTGAGCCCGATCAGGGCGAAGGACTTGCCCGCCTTGGACGGCCCGGCCAGGAGCATCTTGTGCCCCTGGCGCAGCACGCCCTCGATCAGCGGCGGCGCGAGCTCGGGCGGGTCGTCCCACGTGGCGGCCAGCGTCTCGGGGTCGTGCAGGTCGTCGTTCTGCTCCTCCAGCCACTCGCGCCACTCCTTCCAGCTCGCCCTGCCCATGGAG